GCTTAAGAACGCGATCAACCCGCCCCATACGACCTGGAGCGCACCACCAATGCCCTCAATGCGTGAAACGCGGCTCTCGACCTTGTTGATGCGGCTATGTACCTTGTCGAAATCATCGTGCGTCTCCTCGATCACACGGTCGAGCTTATTCTCGATCCGGTTGAGCTGGCCGACTATCATCTCTATCCGCCCGTTTTCCATCACGTCCACTGCCCTCCTGCCTGTCGAAATGTGTACACAACTAAGCCGCCCCAGGTGGAGCGGCTCTAGCACTCTTCTGATTCGTCATTCTGACCAAAGTCATCACAAATTATCCAAAATCTCCTGTATGGCGCTGCGATCTTCCTGCGTCAGCTCACCCTCGCAATGCACGATGACAACCCAAGGCTCGGTATGCGTCGCAACGGTCGAAGCCTTGATAGCAGGCCATGACTGTTTCAATGCCCCGTCCACATCTGTTGCACTTAGGGCGCGCTCTCTAGGAGCTGTCATAAAGGCATAATCCCGAAACACTTTCTCATCGCCTCCGCTCAATATCTTAGCAACGAAGCACTAAGGCACTCAATGTCCGATTGAACACCTGGGCCTCACCTTCTTGAAGAAAATACGTCGGGTCGAACATGAACTGCAATTTGATATTATATGTCCCCGGTGTAAGTGTCAGAATCGTGTTCATTGCTACAGGCACATAGGCTTTTCTGCCGCCCTCGCCACTAAAAGGACCGACATGAATGTACCGCCCGGTTGCCGGTATCGGTGAACCGTTTAATGTGAGTCTGAAACGTGCGGCAACATAGTTGTACGCATTACTAATAGCCCCGCCCGTAAAAGAGCACTGTAGCAAGCATAGGACACTCTCACTAACGGTTAGGTTGAGTTCCATACCAGGAACATCTACATAATCAACATCTGAAGTTGTGGACGTTCCTGTTTGATCGTCTACCTGGTACACCTGTGAACTCGACACAGCTATTAGCCCGTCCGGTGCCCAGAACCCATACGTGCCCTGCGGCAACTGCTGGCCCTTCCACTCCAGCCCTGCCAAATGCCCCATATGCACCCGCTTGACACCGGAACCGTCATACTGCGTCGCACCGTCACGGCCCACCTGGAACGTGTTCCCGGCGGCGATGATCTGCCTTGAGTCTGCGTCAATGATGCCCTGCGGGTCCACAAACGGCGCACCCATCGCATACCACGCCTGTATCTGCTCGGGCGTGGCGGCATAGGGGAGGATGAGGAGTTCGTCGATAACTACCGCTCCCCCGAATTCGCCTAGTCGCAGCCTCGTGGGGTGAAAGCTAGCGAACTCCGCCGACGGCGCATCCCATGTCTGAATGAGATTCCCTGAAATGTCTCGCACCTCGACAATAAAGTTGTCAGGAAGCAGCTTCCATGTTACCCCGTACCACGTGTTCGCTTCAGGAATCCAGTCCCTATGGCGATGGCTCGTATAGGAACCCACTGTCGGGTCAATGTAGGGCCTGTTTCTGAATGTCCTAAACCGCACATTGTGCCCTGTCGCCTCGTCAATAAGCTCAAACAGCGCAGAGTCGTCTTTTGCGGCCCCGCCGTAAAACACACTCTCAATCCGATAGGGGGCATACATCCACAAGTGCCCCGTGTGCGGGTTCCTAAGGATAACATCGTACTCCAACCTCCCCGCCGCCCTCGTCCCGTCCACGAAAGAGGTGGCGAAAGGCTTTTTCTCAACCTGCGGAGCAGCTTGTCTTGTGATGGACCCAGCACCTGAATGTGGGTAGTAATAAACCCTAGCAGATACCTCACCATCGCTGTTATTGGTATATGTGGCTTCGAGTCTTTGCCACTCATTTGCTTTTGTCTCCTCAAATCTGGAGCTCGACAGCGTTACACCGTTGGAAACAAATCTCAATACAGGTGCATAACCACCCTCTTGTTTAATAACCTTTACATATATACTTGCTGTATAAGTTTCACCAGGCAAAATAGTAACCATATGGACAGTTGAAGCGGGAGTGCCACTATCTAGTTTTACGGTCTCTGACACAACACAACCCAATAATGTCTCATTTGTAAGGGTTGTGGCTTGATACTGGTTTGTAACCGGAGTCCACTGTGTAGGGTTTACGACCAGGTTTGTTGTACCTTCCTCAACCGCCACTGCTCCACCAAAAACGCCCTCACCAGGTCTCAGCGTGGCAACTGCTCCGGACTCAGGAGATATGCCGTCAGTGCTCACCAACGAGCCGTCGAAGTGCCAGAGGTGCGCGCCTTCGGGCTTGGTCAGTGGGATACCGGGAGCCTCGCCGCCGACGGTGATTTTGTCTGCTTTTATGCGCAGGCCGTGTATCTCATCAAAGACGCCCAGCTCTGCTTGCAAGAGCAGATGTTTAGCAATCTCTGCCTGCACCTCTGTTGCTCTGATAAGACCCTCGGCTATCAGGTCGCCTAGAATATAGACCTTTTGAGTTTGTGTATCAACCGCAAAGACAGGCTGACTCTCTCCCTCAACATCTCCAAGGATTTTAAACCTATCAGCTAAGACTGCGACTTCGGATTCACCTTGATCATCTATGGCTACGCCGATTCCGGTTACAATTAGCTTTCCATCAGAGGTTCTACGCTGCACTTTGAGGGTGATTTCGTCAGCAAGTTGTTGGATTTGGGTGGATACTGTACCAATTTCAGAATTTAGGCTGGTAACAGTGCTTTCAATCCCAGTAGCCCTCATATCCAAACTTGCAACATCTGATTTAACACTATTCACTTCACCTGTTAGGTTGTTGATGTTAGTTTCAGTGTTAGATACCCTGCCAGTTATACCCTCAATTGAAGTGGTGAGTTCTCCAACCTTCTGATTGTAGGTTGTGGTGTCTACTTTAGTGCCCAGCTTGGCATCAGTTTCAGTCTTGGTGTAAACTTCAGATCGCTCTGCTTTTTGGGCAATGGCCCCTGTGTGGGCCTCAATGGTTAATTCGGCATCTGTAACCCTAGTGGTCAAGTCATCAACAGCGGTCTTGTCAGCCTTCTTGCCAAGCTCTGTGTTGACTTGTGTCTTGGTGTAAACATCACTAGCATTGGCCTTTAGTGCGATTTGTCCGGGTAACACATCGAAGACAGCATCTTCTACAGTTAAAAGTCTATTTCCATGCTCGTCTATATCTTCTTCTAGGCTGGATACGCTTGCTTCAATGTTACCCGCCCTAACTTCTAGGCTCCCGGTTCTGGATTTTACGTCGGATACTTCACCTGTTAAATCATCAGTAACACCCTCAACGGCTGTAACTCTAGCAGATATGCTGTCGTAGCTTGTGGTCAAAGTGCTTACTTGGTTGGATACAGCGGATAAATCATCTTCTAGGGCTTGAACCTCGGCCTTTTCAGCTTTGGCTTCAATTTTACCCGCATGAATAGTCAATTGCCCCTCGGCTTCAGTTACTCTACCTTCGAGGGTGTCAACCTCTTCTTTTGTTGCTCGTGCTTCAATTTCGTCTGCATGGGTAGACAAGGTTGCTTCTGCTGCACTTACCCTACCGGTCAGTGTATCTACAGTAGATTTATCAGCCTTTTGTGTTATAGCTGTGGCATTTTGGCTGATTAAAGTGCTGTGTTCGGTAACAGTGCCAGCTAATGCGTTAAAATCTGTTTGGCTTACTTTGCTAGATAACTCACCCTCAATGTTAGTGATCTTCTGATTATGAGTTGTCAAGGTACCGTCAATGTTAATTAGTTCGGCTTCGGCATCGGATATTCTATCTTTTGCTTCTGCAATTTCTGCATCGATAGTGTCAAGCTTATCCTCAGCATCACTTAGCCTGCTTTTAGCCCCAGCAACTTCGGTTTCAACCGAAGTTAACCTGTTTTTAGCATCGGTTATTTCAGTTTCTGCTGATGTTAATCTGCCTTTTGCGGCATTTAAATCAGCAATTGTATCATCAACAATGCTATCTAGATCGGATATTTGTGCTAATGCATCAATAGCACCTGTTTTTGCTAGATCAATATCACTGCGCAAAGATTCGGTCAGCTTAGACTCACCAATGATCCCCTCAGGTATATCAGCTTCAGCCAACGAATTTGTAGCGGCATAGATAGGCGTAGACTTCCCGCCCTCACCCAACACGTCCGCTGCAGCGACTTCTATTTTGAACCTAGTTCCAGGCGAAGCGTTGTACGTGATTCTGCCCGCGTTCAGATACGTCGTGACCTGCGTGTCTCCGGTTGGGTCGCCCTCATCGTCTACTGGTGTCATGTAGAGGTTGTACGACACGATGTCGTTGTCGGGGACAGGGTTGATTGTGATCCACAGCGCGCTGAAAAACTCCTGCACAGTCGGCTGCGGCGGTGTGCTAGGCGTTGCGTTGGTCACGGTGATTACAGCCGAGGTCTGTGAGTAGTGGCCCCCGGCGTCGCGGGCACGCAGATAGAAAGTCTCGCTGCGGCTCTGAGGAACAATCACCGCGGTGGTCTCGGTCCCGTGCCACACTCTACCCAGCTCTGTGCCCCAGTCTGCATCTACTCGTCTGATCTCATACTCAACCGCCCTTGTCACTGGATGCCATCTCAGGGTGACATTTCTGACGAACTCGCACGTGTCCCAGATGGGCGTATCAGGAGCGACGTCGGTGACAGGCAGCGGGTAATCCGGCTCACCTGGGCTACCAGGTCGAGTCTGCATCCTCAGCCATCTGTTATGGCCGCCGATGACTCGACCGCTGGCGATTACCTCGGTGCGGAACTTATTTCTGTCATAGTCGATCGTATGCCGCACAGACTCGACACCGTAGAAGGTCTGATCCTCAGACATGCGCGGATTGGTGATCGTGATCCCGTGCATGATGTCCAACTCCGGCAAGAGTGGCATCTCGATTCTGTTGGTCGAAGCCAATTGCGACAGGTCAGCCAGCGCGGCATCAGCGAGCCTCCGGGCCTCTGCTTCCGTATCGATCAGAGAGGTGTCGGCCTCCTCGATTTGCATAGCGCGGCGTCTGAACTGCGCTATGCTCGCCTCGTCTGTGACAGTGACACTCCTGCGTTGGCCTGTCGCCTTGTCACGCCAGGTGACCTTGACCACATTGCGTATGTCTTTGTCGCTGATGTCGAGCTGCTCCACGATGATGTCGTCGGTTGACGTAAGTGCGAAGTCGGCGGTCGAGGCATCCTTATCTCGCTCCGGCTCAAGGAGGGTGAGACGATACTGGCCAGTGCCCGAGTCCCATCGATAGCCGATGAAGTACCCCACCTGGCCAACCGCCTCCTGGATTGCATCCCAAACGGACTTGTGCTCGACCTGGTATGGCGTGACCATGAACCCAGGAGAGACCGGGCAATAGACCAAGACCTCGCCCACGCCTAGGTTGGCATCAATGATCTGCTGCAGCACGGTTTCCAGCGGCACGCCCTCATCACTGCCGTACTGCTGCACCTCCTCGATGTAGCAGTCGCCCAGCAGCTTGGCCATGTCTCGGCAGGTCAGGTCCACTGTGGTGTCGCTATAGCTGATCGAATCGCCGAGTAGGCCGTGGAACAGAGTCACCCAGCTCGACGGTTCCGCTCCCGGGGCAGTGACGGCGACACGCAACATAATCTCGCGGTTCGGAAAAAGGATCGGCGAGCTACCAGGGTCGAGTGTGTAGACAGGCCCCCTGCGGCGCAGCGAGAAATCTGCCGACGCAATGACGCCATCGACGCCCGAGGCCCCCAGCTGAGTCACATCACCTTTGTTGACTACCGCACGAACGAGGTGATCAGACAGGTCGAGCCACGTACTGCCATCTGAACCACCAATATACAGTTTCGTGTGTATCTGCCGAACGTTAGGAATCATAGCTGCTGACACCTCACTGTTCCCGGATGGTCAAAGTCAACTGTCTGCCGTCGTTGTGCCAGACGCCGTCCCGCCCAAACTGGACGAACTCCTCATCCTCAATGTCTACAAAAGCCGTGTAGCTCGTGCCCTTGAGCACGAACGTTGTTGTGCCGCCGAGCAGCCCCTCAATGTAATCCGTGAGTGTTGCAGCCTCGGCGGCGGTCATCGGGCGGGTCTGCAGACGCCAGCTGTGTTTGATCGCCACCACATCGCGCCGCAGCTTCCCGCCAGCTGTCCGAGTCTCGTCGCCTATGGTCTCGCGGCCGATCGTGACAGCGTAGACGTACGGAACTTCATTGCCCCCGATCATTGCTACGCCCATGCAACATCACCTGCCAATCCGTATCTACCAAGGCCAGCATCTCTTGCTCCCTTTACAACTGCCCGACGGACGCGATCCTCGAAGTCGTCTGCGTATATCGAGCCTTCGACATGCACCTCGACGACGACCTTGCCGCCTGCCTCATCGAGCGGGACGACTGCCTCTGGACCGCGCTCGCCTACCATGGCAAACGTCGGCCTGGTCACTATACCGCCCTCTGCAAGCGGGATTGGGTCGGCGACCTGGAACCGGCGCAGTGCGATCTTGAAACCACTCGGCACGTTGCGGAGCGCCGAGTTGACGCTGTCTACGTTCTTCTTCAGATCCTTCATTCCGAGACCAAGCTCGTCGAGCACGCTGTAGAACTGCTCGCTGTGGTCGCTGATCTGCGAGATGGTGTCTCGGATCGCATCCAGCTCGCCTGCGCTCGTCACACCGTCTCTGACCGCCTCGAATATCTGGTTGCTCAGCGTCTCGAACAGTGGACGCATGGCCGCGCTTTCGAGGAACCCCGCGATCAGTGCGTTGCGCACGTGCATCAGTAGACTTGTCTCTAGCTGCGCCGAAAATGCCTCGACCGTCTCAGCCGAAAATGCACTGCGGACACTGCTGACAAGATCCGACACCGTGATGCCGAGCACACTCTTGAAATCCTCGATTAGCTGGTTGAGAGATTCTCGCTGTGCTTCGAGCTGTTTGGTTATGGCCTCAATCTCATCCTGCCTCATACTGTGGGCTATGCTACCACCTGCCGCAGCCCCAAACAGCCCGCCTACCAAAAGCCCGAGAGGCCCAAAGAGCGCGAATCCTATAGCCGCACCTGCAATCCCGCCACCGACCGCCCCCGCAGTCGTCACTCCGCTTATACTCGCCTGCAGATCGCTGATCGTGCGCTCAGTCTCAGCGATCGAACGCCTCATCTGATCGATGGCCCCATACCGAGCCTCTGTGCTCATGCTACGAGCAGCCTGCACCAGCTCGTTGGCCGCCTGGATCTGGAGCTCAGCGGCTTGCGCCTGCTGCTGCGCGGCACCGCCGAACAAACCCATGATACCGCCAACGACCAGGCCGATCAAGGGATTGATCCCGAGGAGTGCCGCCGCACCGTAGCCGATACCTGCACCAACGAGAGTACCTGATCCAGTAGGACCGAAGCTTCTAAGTAGCTCATTGAGCGGCTGCAACAGTGCTGCGAACCCTTGCGAAACAGCATCGATCGCCCGTTTCAGCTCCTCGGAACTCGCAGTCAATGCGGCGAGAGCCGCCGCTGCGATGCCGTACGCGGTATTCATGCCAAGCCCGCCCTCTTCCTGCGACTTGACTGCGTTCTCGTAGGCCGCCAGGGCGTCGCTCAGGATCGGCACCTTACGTACCCAGGTTTTGAGCGTGTCCTCGACGGCGGCTATCACACCCTCCAACGCGCTTGATAGCCCGTCGACTTGTTCTGTGGTGTCCTTCACGATATTGCCAAACGAATCCATCCCCGAGAGACCGTCAATGTAGTCTTGCAGGCCCGCCCTCATCTGGGCGAAAACCGCCTTGATCTCGGCAACCTTCTCCTCGCCCACGAGAGCGACAGCTAGAGCCTCGATGGCTCCGGCGATGATTTCAAACAACTTCGCCAGGCCAGCCAAGATCGTCTTGCCCAGGCTTCTGAACATATCATTCATGGTTGTCACAGTTGATTGGGCCTCAACAAGGCCGGGGATACTGACCGTTCGGCCTGTCTGGAACCCCGGCACACCGAGAAACTCAAGCACACCAGGAATGCCCTTCCGCAAAGCCTCCCATGGAATGACGGCCTCTCGACGGTGGACAACACCCACCACCTCATCGAGCGGACCCCAACCTGTCCATGGAGTGCCGCTCTGATATCGCTCCCATGACCCGTATCCAAACGTATGTCTACCGATTGTTCCTGTTGAGATGAACTGGGTGGGATCAAGGAACCAGGCCCCAGCGTAGCTCCTGCCGGCAGCCATTGCTGCTTCGTATCGACGCTGCACGATATCAAGATTCGCAAAATGCGTCGCACCGGCAGTTACACCTGCACCCTCCGCAAGCCTACGCAGAGCTAAATCCACCGCCTCAATCGCATCAGCTGCTATCTGCCCGCTCTCAAGGAGCATGTCAAACGCACCACTCACAACCGGTTCGAACTGTCCAGCCTTGCGAATAACCTCCTCGACTGTCTTACCATAATATTCCGGATTAGCCGCCATGCGATTGAAAACAACCTCAGCAACCGCCGCCATACCCTCTAGACCTTCAGTTCTTGCCTCCAACTGTACGAGTGCTGCAAGCATTCGCCGTTCTTGCTCAGTCACACTCAGAGCAGCTTCCTGTTGAGCTTGCATTGTTTCAACGCGTTTTTTGACCCAATCAGGGGTTAAGAAGTCCGGCAGAAGTTTATCCAGCACCGACGCGATCCCGTCGAGAATTGCATTACCGAGCTTCTTTCCTGCCTCCAGGAACACGTTCAACACGCCTGCCACTGCTTTGTCTATTGCGGTCATGAGTAGGTCGACCAGGTCGAACCCGAGCAGGAACCCCTGGGAAAAGAACTCCGAAACGGATAGCCCGAGATCAACAAACTTGCGGAGCCACTCTGGAATCTCCAGCTTGCCTACACCCATCTGAGGCGTCCACTCTTCGAGCTGATTCTTGTACTCCTGGATCGCTGTTCGCATGTTTTGGATCCCCTGCGTGCCAAACTTGAACGTAGCCTCTAGGACACCCATAATGCTGATTGGGATCGAGACTGGTTCATCCATGTTGATCTCCTTAAGCGACTGGTGGATTGCGTCGATCCACGCAGCACGGCCCTCCTTGTCCCCAAAAGCCCAACCGATCGCACCAGCAGTGAGGGCTAAGAGAACACCCGCCACAGTTATTTTACCAAGCACAAGTCCGCCTGTGGCGAGTGCGGAAGTGGCCGCGGTGATTGCGGGCCCAAGGGATTTTAGAGCGCCTGGGAGCACTTTCCAAGAGAGCACCGCCCCGAGTAACGCGAGACCAATTCGCACAACGGCCTGATCCAGGCTGATGTCGATGGCCTTAATAACCTTTTCACCGAGCGTCAGGTCAGTATCTGCCCACACTTGCTTAATCCTGGCGACGAAATCGGAGATAGCCTTCACGCCTGGAATAAGTTTTAGGCTCTCAACGACCTTCTCGGCAAACTCGAGCTCTTCGTTGTTCCAAATTTCCTGTAATTTCCGGAGAAACCCGACAAGCGCGTTTTCCTCTGGGTCCAGCCCCAGAAGCGATACTACCTTCTCAGAAAGGGTAACACTCGTATTGATCCACCAGGTCACAATGGATTCAATCAAACCAGTCACTGCAGAAACTGTGAGTTTCACAGTCTCAATGATCTTCTCTGGCAATGATAGCTCACTGTCTTTCCACACATCCCTGATATCGTTGATGAAGTCGATCAGTGACTGACCGCCAGGTATGAGTCTAATCGTCTCAACAACTTTCTCCCCAAACGACAGGTCCTCACTCTTCCATATGTCATTGAGATCCTCTAGGAACTGAACAATCCACAGGTCATCTGGATCGAGGCCCAACAATGTAGCACCGCGCTTGACAAGCTCGAGTGTGATCCCCGTCCACCAGGCCATGATGCTCTCCACCAGGCCAGCTACGCCCTCAGCCACGATCGAAACTGTCTTGAGGATCTTCTGGCCGAGACTCAGGTCGTCATCAGTCCAAGTGTCCCAGATCGCTCGTATCGACGGTGAGAGGTCAGCGATAGTCTCAGCCACGATCGAGACTGTCTTGAGAACCTTCTGCGGCAGGGTGAGCTCGTCCGAGGCCCACACCTCCTTTATTCGGTCCCAAGCCTCCCGAACCTTCTGCCCAAAGTCGCTGGTGTCCCACCACGTTTTGAGAGACTCCCATTTCTCAAGAATGACGTCGACGATCTCGACCGTCTTGTCTCTTATACCAAGCCAGTTGTTGTCCCACGCGGTTTTTAAGCCCGCGACACCGAGAGCAATTAAAGTAAGACCTATAACTAACGGGCTGGTCAAGAGCCCAACAACAGAGCCTAGCAGCAGAAGCCCCTTGATGAACGCACTGATAGCAAACGCCGTGACACCAAGAACCGACACAATGCCAAGAATAGCCCCGCCCAGTGCGACCCACTGCACGATTTGCGCTCGCTGGGACGCGTCAAGGTTGTCAAACAGGCTAACTATCTGCTGCCCAATATAGATGAGGGTGCGGGCGTAGGGCATCAGGTCCTGGCCAAGAGTTATAGCCACACCTTGGATTTGTGACTTGAGGATGTCCCACTGCCCGCTGAGGGTGTTGAGCTGCTCCTTTTCGATCCTCTCAGCGAGTCCACCGGACTCCCGCAGTCGATCAATGAACGTCATGAGTGCATCGGAACCCTGGCTTACAAGCGCCGTCATTGCCGGGCCAGCACGATCCCCGAATATCTCCATCATGTCGGCTGCAGTTGCGCCCGACTTCTCAAGCTGTGTGATGATGTCCTCGAATGGGAGCAGCTCCCCAGTCGCTGTCTTGGTCTGCACGCCGAGTTTCTTAAGCCGGTCCTGAACGGCCTTAGTGGGATTGAGAAGCCTACTTAAGGCTTGCCGCAGGGAAGTTCCTGCCATGCTGCCCTGTATACCTGCGTTACCCAACAGCGCAATAGCCGCAGCAGTAACCTCGAACGATACACCTGCGCCTTTGGCAATCGGACCGACGTATTTGAAGGACTCGCCAAGCATCTTCAGGTCAACGTTTGCGCCGGTCATGGCCGAAACAAGCACGTCAGTTGCCGCTCCGAGATCCTCGACCGCTAGACCGTAGCCAGTCAAGATGTTGGTCACAATGTCCGCAGAGGTAGCAAGGTCCATCATACCAGCTGTGGCTAATCGTAGAACCGTGGGCATGGCGCCGATGATCTCGTTGCTCTTGAAGCCAGCCATCGCCATGTAACCCATGCCTTCTGCGACTTGTTGAGCGGTATACTGAGTTGCCTTGGCCATGTCGAGGGCTGCCTTTTCCATCGCCTTATACTCAGCGACGCTGGCCTGGCTAACCGCCTTGACACGCATCATGCTTCTCTCAAACGTGGCGGTAGTCTGGAGCACACCGGTGGCAGCGGCAGTTATGGCAGCCAGCCCAACTGCGGCCTTCTTGCCGACACGCGCAACGTCATCCAGAGTACGAGTGACAGACATGGCGGTGCGACGAAATTGCTGCATCGTCCTCTGTGCCTGGGTCATGTTGCGATGGAATCTGGCTGTATTCGCTGTTAGGTCGACTACCAAAGACGCAACTGTCGCCACGTACCTCACCTCCGTTACGTGAACAGAGGAGCCGTTAGGCTCCTCCATCATTTGTCCCTGATAACTTGCCTTTCTTGCCACCGAAGGCTAACGCCACAGCTTCCGCAGCGGCTTTCTGCTGTTCCAGCGTCTGTTCTTGCTGTTCAAACTTCGGCATGAAGTCGCTGGGTTTGAACGCCTTAGTGCCCTTCTTGCGATTGGCATTCGCAATAGTACTAGCTACGATACCAGCCCGCAAGTCTGCCCGCTCTTCACCATGAGGTTCCAGCTGCAAATACGCTGCCCATTCGGTGAGTTCTCGGCTGGTATGTTTATCCAAGACCTCCCCCGGCGACATTCCTAGTAGAATCGCCAGCCGAAAAACTAGCCGCCGGAATTCGTTTCGTCGAAATTTTCGGTGAGCTCCTCCATGTCTTCCCGGGTAATTCCACTCAGTTCTTGTGCCACAACAAAGATCCGATCAAGCGCCTTAGCGCTCTTCTCAGAAAGTAGAGCAACGTCTGCATCTGTAAATAAGCGGTTGCCCTCCTGGTCTACAGTACACATCACCACTAGCTTGGCACGCGCATTTTTCATGTTGATCTCAGTGTTGCGCCCGCGCTGCCTGATGATGTTAGCCTCAAACTGATCC